GGGAAAGTGCCAGCCTTACCAAGCGGATGCTTTGTAGCGTTTAGGTATATGGCTGTGCCGGATGAGTGACACGATAGCTTTGTCGGATTACCTCTGACCATCCTGTAGGCATAGCCCCAATCATCAAAGGTACCCTCATCGATTGGCTCGATCAGCTCGTGAAACTCGGCAGCAAAGGCGGCCAAGAGAGGCCCAACACTCTCGGCGCACCTTAGCTTACGATCCGTACCCCTTACAGGGTAGGACTTTATTTTTATCTCGGCCGGATCTTTAGATGCCGGGTAGCCGTTGTAGCTAGTCTCCATTGGTAACGCTCGGTGTGGATTGTTCCGCTTGCTGCGCTTCATAGGTTGATTTGAGCATTGATGTAAATTGTTCGTTGCCGTGGTCAATTATTGCGTGTGTCTCAACGCCACTAATTGTTTCAACTTCAATAAAAATAACCTTATCCATTTTTATAACTCCTGACTTACACCAATATAGGCAGCGGCATTGTTGTTGGCTAGTAAAACATACGGACGGAAATTAGTTAATCCTGAAGCAGCAGTTCCAGTAACCGCTAAAATATCTCCTGAAGTTTGGCTACCTGTCAAAATAACTGTAGTAAAAGCCGTAACAGTAGTGCCGTCATAAGCAGCAAGAGTGCTGTAATCAAGTACCGGGCTTCCAAGTCGCATTGTTACTGGTAGAGCAGTTTGAAATTGTGCTGTAGTGGCTGAAGTGCCAAAACCAGTTCCAAAATTTGAATAGGAAAATTGACACACTCCACGCCAGTAGTACCTTTGGCACATAGCCAATTCGCCTTGAATACTGCCACCGCTTGCAGTTTGGAAAGGGGTCATTTTTGACCCAACCTCAAGTTGAAAGCCAGTCAAATAAACTGCGTCATCTGCACCAGCAGTTCCAGTTGGTGACCAAGAAGTTTTAAATGCAATTTCCGTTGCGTTTGCTGGCACTGTTCCAGTAATTGAGTACCTAGCCCAAGAAGTAGTTAATGCGATACTAGTACTTATGGCAATTTGATTTGAACCAGTGTAAGCATAATAGGCTTGATCTGTTCCAGTTCCATTTCGTAATTCCAAACTAAAATTACCGCCCGAATAGTTTGCGCCTTTTTTTCCATAAAAAGATAAAGTTACTGTTTGACCAGCCAATGGCAAACTGTTTGCAGTTTCAATAGAGTAATAGCCGTCTAAAGCACCAGTTAAAGTATTTCCGTTATCTCTTTGATTTTTTATTGAGTATTGAAAACCAGTTGGTACATCTGTACTGCGGCTAACAGTTGAACCAGCCACGCCCCCAGTACGATTAAACTGAAATCTGTCACATAAATAGTTAAGCGTCGCCGCTGCGCTTGTTCCTCTTTGCCAAATTTCTGCAGCCCCATTGATGATTTTATTCTTGCCCGCTTGACCATAGCCGCTATTCCACAATGAAGTGTCAATGGCATCGCCTAGTGTGCGGATAGCAAGTGCGCCATCTTTAACAAGGCTCGTGTTATCCGGCTCTGACCAGCCGTAGTTCGTACTCGTTGCCATAGTTATCCTCTTTTCTTATCGTGTGTAAATATATACGACTGCACCTGTACCGCTTGAACCTGTACCGCCTGTGCCTAAACCATAAGATAATTGATAAGCACCGCCGCCTCCGCCGCCTCCACCATTACCTAAAACACCTGAGCCGCCTGAAGCTCCATCAAGATTAAAATCTTGTAAAGCTGCGCCACCTGATCCGCCGCCATTGTTGCCGTCCAAGGCGCCACCTGATCCGGCAATGCCTCCGTTTCTAAATCCAATTCCTGTTGCATCTCGAGCTCCACCACCACCGCCTCCGCCGCCTCCACCAGCTCTAATAGTTTGAGGTAGTCCTAAATTACTCGGCACAGTTAATAAAGATCCGTTACCTGATGAGTTAGATCCCGGAAACCCATTACCGTTAGTTGTTCTTTGCGATCCACCTGCTCCTGCCGGTGTGCCAGTTTCGGCATCATAAAAAACTATAGATGGATCTACAGAGAACAATCCGCCACTAGAGCCCGGGGTAGATCCTGAACCATCGGCGCCCGGTGAAATAGACATAAGCGAGCCAAAAGAGACACGATTAGTAGATCCTGTATTAAAAGCGACTGCGTAAGTTTGTCCTGCTATTACGTCATAATTCCAAAAAGCCCCAGCACCTCCGCCGCCGCCTCCGCCTCCACCAGCACCTCCATTAGTTCCTGAGAAAGCGCCGTTGGCACCGTTGCCACCTTTACCCTTGAGGAATACAGATAACTGAGTAACACCACTTGGTACCGTGTAGGTTGCATCGGCTGTGTAAGTTTCAGCTAGTGCGTAATCGCCTAGATCAACAGGCAGACTAAACTTAGCCGGAGACAAGGTAAGAGTTAGATCAACATAAGTAGGAGTAGAGCTCAAACTATAACCCTCTACAAAGCCCTTAAAAGTACCGCCAAACATATTGCTCGGCAGATTAGTAATCTCAATAGGCTGCCCAAAAAAAGTATTAATAATTGTGTTACGTGTAGCGCTAGGCATGTCGGCGTTATCTAGTCTAAAAGTAATTGAGGCTAATTGAGCAAAAGGCACAGCGCGTAGCTGTAACTCTCTCGTACCTACCGCCGTTATATTGGCTAACGTTTTAATATTACTTTCTACCCGGTACTCATACCTGCCATAGGTTGCTATCGAGTCTGCATCACTTGTTGAGTAGGTCGAGCCGTAGGAGGCGCCGTACTTGTAGATAAGGCTGTTACGGATCTTGGCTACCTGTGTTAAAGACCTGACACTTGCTGGGGTGGCATAACTGCCATCTATCGAGGTATAGCCGTATGTATTGAGGTAATTCTCTCTATGGTCTGCATCGTCATAATTGACGTTGCCAGTACCTTTTTCCTCGTAAAGTTGGCCTAGCGCACTTGTCGCTATTTGGTCGGCTAAGTTCTCGGCCTTTACATCCTCGGCCGTTGTAGCAATCATCGTATATACGCCGCTATCTACAGTACCTACATAGGACTCAGCATCCTCCCATGTAACAAGCGGAGGATAGGTAGCCCATGTGAGAGTAGGAGTTACCTCAGCCCATGACAGGTCAAGAGCCTCACCTAAAATAGTTGCTATCTGTGCGCCGTCTAAACCCTCAGCAAGAGCAGCTGTATAGATGTACTTAGCAAGGCGAGCAAGGCTACCAATAGCTAATACGGTCCCATAGGTTACGTATCCTGTTTCCTCAGGGCTACGCACTCCAATAGTAAAGTCTGTGACAGCCCCACCAAAAACAGGCACATAAGTACCGCTTGAGTTTTTTAATTCTAGTAACACAGCATCGCCTACATCAATAGTAAAAGCTGCACCTGTTGTATTAATAATCTCAACGCGTGAATAGCCAGCGTTAGGCTGTCTGTCTATATCTGTACGGCCTGTTGTAAGGCTTGTAGATGTAACAGTTGTATAAACATCATCGCCTACAGTTATGCGCCACTCAGGTACCCACGCGGTCATTAGTAGGCTCCGCCTCTTAACGTGCCACGATCTACTGCATCTTGTATAACCTGATTAACTGCCTCGGCTATAGCATTTGGATCTCCTACACCTGCGTTTACAACAACGCTAAAATTAAACTCTCTGCCGCCTGGGCTAATACCGCTTAGCAATCCCTCATCCGGTGTGTACTCAATACCGCCCGGTCCTATGTAAGTAGGCACTCCTCCTAACGCCTCTGTAGCTGCATTTATGTCGGCGATACTGCGCGGCGGAGTAGTAGGCGATATGCCGTTAGGAGTTTGTATAAAGCCATTACCACCGCCTCCGGCAGAGGGTGTACTTATCTGAGCTAGTAAAGCAATAGCATCTCTAAGATTTTGTAGATTGATTAAATCTTTAGGCAAAAGGCTATCTAAAATTGATTTAATCTCGCTAAGAGTTCCCTTTTGTCCTGTCAAGGCGCCTAGTATTTTAAGATCGGCATTTAGTTTAGACGTGGCAGCTTCAATAGCTGCAACATCACCGGCAGCGATAGCCTGCTCAAGCTCATACATAGAGCGCTTAACGTTAAGGCGAGCGATATCATTAGAGATAGCAAGCATCTGAGCCGCGCTCGTACTCTTGCCTAACTGCTCAGCCTGATTAGCAAGAGCTGCAGCAATTTGTATTTGATCCATATCAAACACATCAGCGCCAGCGCCTAGTGCAGCGTTAGCCTTATCTACAGCATTTTTTAATTTAGCGGCCTTAAGTTGCGCTGCCGTCTCTTTCGTAAGGGCCTTAGAGTTAGCAAGGGTCTTAGTGCTAATCTTAAAAGAGTTTTGTAATGATTTTAAATGAGCATTATCAGCTGAGGTTAACTCCGCTGTTTGTGTGCCAGCCTTGCGTAGTAACTCAATGTAGGAGCCCACGATTGGGATCATGCCTACGTTAAGGCCACCTAGTACAGGTATATCTTTTAACTTGCTAGATAGGACCCCTACGCCCCTAATAACATCTGCAAGGTATGTAGCTGTCTTTTCCATATTGCTAGCAAGATCTGAGATGCTTGTATCTTGTCCTAGATTTTTAAGGGCATCGATTAGTCCAGTACCGATAATCTCTTTAACGTTGGCAGAGGCTACGCCTAACTTGTCTATTGAGCCTTGAAAGGTATTAGCGGCAGCTGTAGCGGATCCGGCAAAAGTTGTAGTTAATTGACCTACTACATCATCAAAAGATTTAGCCTTAAGATCAGCCTTAGAGATGCCTACGCCTAGTTTAGACAACGCTGCATTGTTACCTAAAAAAGCCTTACTTAACGCTCCTGTCACGCTGCCTAAATCGCGGCCAGTTGAGGCACTAATATCTAGGCTAAGGTTTAATAGTTTCTGCGCTTGCTCTGTGTCTCTAGTTGCTACCGCTAGGGTCTGATAGGCAGGGCGTAGCTTGTCGTCAATTATGCCAAACTCAGACTGCAAGCGCTGTATGTACGCCTCGCTAGATGAAGCATCGCGGCCAAGGCCCACATTTTTAAGAGCTAGGGCTAACTGTTGCTGAGCCTTCTGATCGGCAGCTGCAGCCCTAACAGATGCCTTGCCAAAAGCAATAACGGCTGTAGTGCCGTATGCAAGGCCAATAGCACTTGCTAACTTCTTAACGCTTTTGTTTAGTTTTTCTGTAGCCGTGTCTGCTTGCTTAAAGGCTTTTTTACCTGTGAATTGGCTGGCTATATTTATAACTATGTCGGATGCCATTAGCTAGCCTTTCTCATAGTTTCATCAAACTTAACAGCTGAGTTTTCTATAGCTCTAACAATTGCCTCGTTAGCCTTACCGTTATCCTCAGACCAAGCTCTAAAAATTAAGCGGCCAGTCTGTTTACGGCTTGGCCTACCCTTTAATCCAACAGGGCGAGCATTGGCTAGTTTTCCTGTTGAGTTTAAGTTCTCAATAAATTGTCTGCCTGCATCCGGGTTAAGTGACTTGTTAAAGCCCCGGCGATCCTCACGGTAATTAGCCGGAGTAAAGCGCGTACGTTGAAAGACAGGCTGGCCCTGAGGGTTTTTACGCCCAGCTGTTTCATAGATAGCACCTGAGGCTGAGGCGTTAATAAGCCGCGCTAAAGCAACAAAGCCGGAGCGATTAGGTTTAGAGGGCGTTGTCTTATAGCCAATACCGCGCTTGGCCTCAAAAGAGCTAAAGCGAGGAAAGGGCCGATAGGTAAGGCTCTCGGATGAGATTGGCTTTGACCAGTTAGAAAGCACTTGACTATCTGAGGGTACAAAGCCTCGAGCGATAACAGCTATACCTTTTAAGGCTACCGCCATCTCCTTTTGTGTTTCCTTAGATAGATCAGGAGCAAATTTACGTAAGGCAAGCCGGAGTTCAACGGCGCCTTTTATTTCTGTTGGCATCCTTTAACTCCTTACTCTGATCGTTAAGCACTTTTACTAACATCTTAAACATCTCTGTATCGAGATCGAGTATCGCTTGAGGCGCGACCTGCAGCCTTACTGATAGTTGAGCTACCAAATAAGTTAGCGTGTCGCGCCCTAAGCTAAAGGCAGATCATCCAATACATCGACCTTAGCCAACGTATCTAAAAACTCTGCCCCAAACATCGGTACGGTTTCGCCGTTTGTGCGTAAGCACTCCCAGGCTAACCAATACACATCACTCTGTTTCTCGTCATCTCTAAAGGCTTTGTGGAAACCTTTTTTTGCATATAACTCAAAGGCGTACTCAATTTTTGGCGTTATTTGGTGCTCGGTTACTTCGCCAGTTGCCCGGGTTATTTTGAGTCGTGCCATTTGTTAGCCCCTTTTCTTTTTTATCAGGTAGTAGTAATTACGATTGGTGAGTTACATGTAAAAGTAATGCTCTGTGTAGCGATGTCTGCAACAGCGCCATTAATATCGGTAGTGTTATTTACCAAGATTGTTGTGCTGTATAGAGGGTTAGTTGCAGATGTAGCCGCGCTTGTCTGCTTAAGTGTGATTGGTACAGTCGTACCCCACGCTGCCTGCAAAGTTGCGTTTACGTTAGCTGCCGCTGTGTCGGATAGGAAGTCAAGCGAGATAGTGCTTGCCTCTAAACCCTTAACAAACTTATGAGCTGTATCGCCCATAGCTGTTACTTCTAGCTCGTCAAATACTCGGTTAATAGTTGCGCTTGTGACGTGATCAGATAGTGCTATTGAGTTAAGCGTGACCACGACACCATTGGATAAATAAACTGCCATTTTTTACTCCTCGGTTTTATCTGTAGATGTGTCTTTAGTTTTTGTTTCTTTTTTTGGTGCTTCTGTGATCTGCCCTATCTTGATAAGAAAGGCAATATCCTCGTCTGTTAGGCTCATGCTTAACTCCAGCTCGTTAGTATTTGGATGTCAAAAGATGCCGTTAAGAGTGTGCCGCTTTGTGCTTCTAACACAGTCGGAGCGCTCATAGCTGCAATATTCATTACGATTGTTGAAGCCGCTAACTTGGCAAATACAGCGACCGCTAAAGTTTCAATACCTTGTAAGTTCCCGGCGTTGTCGAGCATTGGCACATTAAAAATAACCTTAAAGTTAGCCATCGGTGAGATGCCAATATTTGTATTATTTGTAGGAGTAATGTACGGATCGTTAGGTACGATCATTACGCTATTGGCTGTAATCGTGCTTGGCGGATAGGCGTACACGCTGTAAAGCGCCGGATAGGCAAGAGCGGCAGCTAGTGAGGCTCTTAGCGTTGTTATTGCAGCTGTCATTATCCGACCATCGAGTTGGGGTTTGTGTACCCCGCAATTAAGCCTCGGATCTTGCCGATCATTGAGTTGCCCATACGGTAAGGGCTAGGGCTAAAGCCATCAATTGATACGCCGCCGGTTTGGCTAACCTGCCGGGCCTGAAAAATGTCTACGGCCAAAATCATGGCCGCTTCTCTTACACTTGGCGTAGTCGCGTAGGTGTTTGTCTTTGTGTCTGCTCCTACAGCTGAGCCGTAAGGAAGCACTCGAGTAAAATTAGCGTTAGCGGCTGTCTTAGCAAATTGGATAAAGCTGTAACCCTTAGGCCAGTTAAAGGCGTAAGTGTTAAAGGCTATAGATGGAAACTGTGTAGTAGTTCCGGCTGTCCATGGGATCGTGCCAGTAATCGTATAGGTACCGTTAAAGGTTGAGCCGCACCCACTCAAGGTTACAGAGTCACCAGTACTAAAGATTGCTGGGTTAGCAACCATAACTGTAGCCACGTTATTTTGTAGCGCTGTGCCTACGACTGGTGCAGAGTCAAACCATAAAAATTGATTAAGTAAATCTTGTGCAGCTTGGCAACATGTCTCGACAATATCGGACGAGTAAAGGCTTTCGATCCCGAGGTTAGCTCTTAGCTCTGCCTCGGTGACGTATGTAGCTGGCACTTATTTACTCCTTTACTTAATAGGGCCGGTAGGGCTCAAAGGGCTAAGAGCCCTACCGACTATTAGGGTTTTTCTATTTAGATTTTTGCGTACTTAATAATGCCGTATGGCATTTTCGCAATAGTTGCCATAAAGCCATAAATAGCAATTTGTACTTGAAGATTTGACACCACGTTTACAGACATAAATGCCTGCGGTCCGCGGTAAACAGTAAATGCTTCAGGTGCAAGAATTACAGCTGAGTTATCATCAAATGTAGTTGCAGTAAAGTTTTTGTCTACGTATAGATCAAGGCCTAGTACGTTGCCACGGATAGATGAAGGTGCAACCTGTCCAGCCGCGTTCATTGGCTGAGTTGCGTTATAAATTGGGCGACCAGTTGTATCTACTGCACCAAGTAGGGCTTGGTACTGTGATGGGTTACCGATGTAATTTTGTGCAAAGTAACCAGTGTTCTTATAGATAGCAGCCGCTGCTTCTGATGAGTATGAAATAATGCCAGCGCTATCTGCTGTTGTTGCTGAAGCAAAAGTACCAGCAGCTTGTAATGCTGTTAGTGCAGCTGTGTCAATAGCTGTTAAATAAGCATTTTGCAGTTGTTGTGTAAGTTCTGAATAAAAGCCAGGATATCCCGCTCTTTCGAGAAGCTCAACGCTCAGTGTATTCATGCCTGAGTACTTAGATACAGTTCCAGATAAATATTCTGTCACCATCCCTGTATTTTGTACGTTGCCAGCTTCAGCCTCAACAGTTACGACAGGTGCAACACCTGAACCTCCTGCTGCAGAAGTAACAAGTGAAGGTACAGAAATCGTCATCCCGTTATCAGGCAAGACCCCCTGTGAGCAGGCATCAATTGTCGGGGTGCCAAAACGAGTATTAGTTACAAACTCGGTTAGGTATTGAGTTGGATTAAATGCAGGGTTAGTAGCAAATGAATCATCTGCAGCTGTTACATAAAGCTTCGAGTCGTCATTGCCAAGTGCAGCTTTAATTTTGTGCTCTGTATATGCACCCATAGACGTAATAGGTGTACGTACTCTTTGAGAGTCTAAAACTGATGGACGGATAATTTTGCGAGCTGCTTCAACTGGTGCAGCCTCGCTAGATGCTTCGACCGGAGTTTCATCCGGTGTATTTTCAGGGGCTGTAGTCACAGCTTCCTCACTTTCGGTTTCGGTTTCAGTCTCTACAATGGTTGTAGAGATAGTTGTTACTTTTTCTTTTGTGCTTGTCGCAGCAATTAACTCGGCCCGAGCTGCTGCAATATCAGTTACGGATGCGCTAGAAAAGGCCGCACTCTCTACGAGGCTTACCTCTTTGAGGACCGCCGCCGTTACTAACAGGTAGTCACCCATTGGCTTAGAGGACGTAACATCGACCCCTACGGATAAGCCGCTTACTAGGTTTTCCTGAGCTAATACGAGCGCATCTTGTCCTCGAGTGCTGCTCGATAACTTAAAGGATCCGTACACGCCCTCTGTAGAGTCACTAAAAGCAATAGCGCGACCAACAGGCTTATCCTGTTGATGCTGCATTAGTAATTTAATTTTTGAGGCCTCAGCGTAAGTGATTGAGCCGCGCTCAAACATAACTGGCCCAGCGGATGTGTGGCCGATCTCGCCGTATGGTGCAACAAGCCCCGATACTATCCGGCGCTCTGTATCGGCTGCTTGGATTTCTTGACTAAACGTTAATAGCACTTGTATCTCCTAGCGGTGTGAGTTGCTCCATTTGTCGTGCTTGGTTTACATCGATTAAATCTAGGGCAAGCATTTTTTCTATAATCTCTAAACGCTCTTTTGCATCTACACGTAGGAAAGAGTCATCAACAGCAAAGCGCACTTGGTTAGCTGAGTTAGTTATATCGTTCATAGATAAACGATCCTCTATTGCACAGATGTACGGCTGTAATGAGTAAGCCATAAACTCACGGCGACCATCAATAATATTTTGATACGTCATGCTGTTATTCATATCGGCAGAAATGTAATAAGCCGGTACGTTCATAGCGCGCGCGATCTCTGTAGCTAAGTACTGAGATGCCTCGTTATACATCATGTCTTTAGGACTAAACCCAATATTTTCTACGCTGAGAGTGCTTGTTAAATATGCAGTACTACGTGATGCGCGAGATGATTTCCATGCAGCTAGTAATCCTTGTACTTGTGACTCCGGCAAATCCGCGCCATTATTTTTTAATACTGTTGTGGCCATTGGTGTATTAGCGCTAACAGCTGCAGCCTTTTGTATATCAAAAGCGGCTTTAATTGTTGTGCCAGCTGTATCTAAAACTCCTGGTGTTAAACCTTGAAAAGTTACAAGAGATCCGATACCGCCCATTGGCACTTTAACGCCATCGACAAAGTAATCTTCAATCTCTGTACCAAACTTATTAGTTGTGTATGTAACGCGATTATTTGATACCCACTCAAAGCCGCTAGGTCGTCCGTCATCTGCATACAAAGATGTAACGCGCCAGTAAGCGCACCCATAAAATATTAAACTGTCAACAGTTGCAGCGATAGTAACGCTGCGTGGTTGGCGTAGATCAGGTTGCTCTAACCAAACAGGCGAGCCTAATTTTTCTCCTGTTGATTTTTTATAAAGTGCTAAATCAATACCGGAAATAACTCCAGCAATTAAATTACGACAACGCGCGACAGATGCAACCTGTAAAGCAAAATTACGATCTATGCCGCTTGTGTTATAGCCGTATGTAGACCCGGTGTTATAGGAGCCGTAGCCGTAGGTAGTGCTCATTACGGCAGGCGCGTACTGCGCCTCAATAGTCGGCTTAGCAGCTGACTTAATGCCTAGAGTTTGGAGTATTCCCATGGAGGGCATTTTTTCAAAATGTCAAGCATAAAATCCGATTACTCTCGGCGTGTCTCTATACGTATACTTGAGCCTGACCCATTGGCTGAGTAAGTATGTGGACAATAAACGATAAATTTATAGAAATATCTACCGGTCCGGCGCTTTTCCTACGGACAATACGCCACGATGAGTCAGACTCCTTAGCTGCACAATTAGCCATATGAGCTACAAGTTCATCTTGCCCCGAGTGCACAAGCCTCTTATTGGCAAGACTTTCATAGAGGTCCCCGGATGCCTGATACCCCTTTTGCCCTGATATGTCAGTTACCTGTAATCCATTAGCCTCGAGCCTTTTGGCAATAGAGGCTGTGGTGTATTTGTCGTAAGCGATCTGCCGAGGGTAGTAAACCTTCGCCCATTTAGCGATGGCATTAGCTACAAAAAGCTCATCAATAGATACATCACTATGAAAGATCTCTAAGACAGCTACGCCAATACGACCATCCTCAAGCACTTGGCCCATACATAAAGAGCCGTCTCTACGACTAGGGCTAACGTCAAAGGCAAAGATAGTAAGCGGACCTACTGACATTTTTAGATCCTTATCAGCTGCATCCTCAACGGCCATATGAGGCCACGGTGATTGGCTAGACGAGATCCATTGACACAATAATTCTGTTTTGGTCGTCTCGATTGGCTGAGTAGCTACTGCCTCCTCGAGTGCCTCCTCAGTTACGGTATAGCCAAGCGCCGGGTTAGCCATGGCCCACGCATCTCGATCTGTGATCTTTGCGAATTGGGGAGCTGAGTACTCATAAAAGCCAAAGGTCTTAGGAGGAAAACTCATAGCCCTCTCGCGAAGGTCATTAAGCACCGTACTAAACGAGTCCCCTGCATTAGAGGTTAATAGCGTTTGAGCATTGGGCTTAGCACGTGTAGTAGGCGTAGCGGCTCTAAATCCTTCCTCGCTAATTTCGCGTATCTCATCAATGTATAACAAGGATGCGGTACGGCCACGTGATCCGTCTCGAGTAGCTGCTACAACATCTAAGCGATTACCGTTTTTAAGCTCAATAGACTCGGTGCCATTTGCATACCGGATCTGTTTAACCTGTTTACGCATACCGTCATTGTTCTCTATGGCATAGGCAACTTGTCTAAAAGTGTCCAAGGCCATCGATCTATTAGAGCTCATAATGAGCACGTTAGGGCTATCAAATAGAAACATGTGGCCCAGCATTACCATACGCGCGAGGTGAGTTTTTCCTTGCTGTCGGCTACATAATATGAGCGAAGTTTTCCTAATAAATAAATTATCCTCATCGACCGTACACATATCGTTAATTACAAAGTTTTGCCACGGTAAAAGCGGCATCCCGATACTGTCTGCCAGCTGCGAAATCTCAATTCCCCGGGATTTGCCCTTGAGATAGGGACTGTGTAAACGAGGCTCTGTAGCCCCCATACGAGGCGCTTTAGTTTGGGTCATAGTCCTATCAATCCTGATTAGTTTGGCCCTCACAGGGGCCTGCAGGGACCGTTGAGGTGGTTTTTAGGGAGATACAGTTTGAAAAGGCAGGGGGGGTAGACGCTTGTGCTAAAAAAACGCCCTGTGAGCGTGATCCTTTACGGCTATTGCATCGAGTACAACAGGCGACCATGTTCTCTAAAGCTATGGGATCACCACCGGACTTGATGCTTTGTATATGGTCCACAGTCGTGGCATCTTGCCCACAATAGGCACACTCGTATCCATCACGAGCTAACACTACTAAACGCTGAGCCTTGTACTTACGTGTGAGCCTCGGATCTCTACGACCATGAACCATTAGTAATAACCTTTCAATGAGTGAAAGGCTAGAGCTTTACAAGGAGTCTTATATCTATGGACTATGTACTTATAGCCTAGATCCATCTGTACATAGGCGTTAGTCTCTTTAAGTTTAAGTAGTTGAGGTATGCCATAAGCTGAGGATTTAGGGTTCTTGGCATAGGGATCCCATAACCTGTTCTCTTTAGTCCATAATCTTTCTATGCATCTAAACTCATTATAATTCAGTACTTTTAGATGTATATATATTTTATATTTATCTATCTCTTTTATATTAACTGCGTTAGCAGGAGATGTATTTAATAAAATAGAGGGTAGCACACACCACCAAATCCATTTCAATTTACGCGGGGTCTTGGGCGTGTCGAGTCTCATTTCTGGGCCTCGTGTTCCCATGCTAGATGCACCTGATCGCTGCCATTATGCAAATCCACCCCTGCAATTAGATCAGTTGCTAGCTCATACTCAAGGTATTTGCCACAATCGCACAAATAGATGTATTTCATTGATGACCCCATCCAGTACCCTTAAAGCTAAGACCAGGAGCCGAGTAAATCTGTACCATCCTTGAATTACAGCAATAAGGCGCATTTTCCTCATGTATGGATCGCTCTACCTCATACTCAATATTGCAGCTAATGCATCTGTATTTATACCTTGGCATCTTGTATATCCTCCATAAGCACTACGCCCATAACCCCACAGCTCACGCATTGAAGGGTTTTAACGTATGGCGGTAGGTTATCGGTGACTATGCGCTCCTCATGAGCTGTAATACGCTTACATATACGGCACTTAGATTTGTGTGTGGCCATAGTTAGAGCTCCTTAAATACTTCATCTCAAATAGATTACGATGATTGACCCAGTAATTGTGTTGCTGAGTGTGCTTGTACTTATCCACCATAGCCATGTGGGCCGGTATCCATCCGAGCAGCTGATAAACAGGGCTCTTGCCCCATACCAATATGCACACATCATTAGGCCTAGACCGCTGAGACTCTTGTAGTATTAAATGACCATTAGCGTACTTAGTGTGCTTAACCTCTATACGTGCCTCTAAAGTGTCAACGTCAGCCTCAGCCTTAAAGGTATGGATTGAGGGCACAAAACCCCTTACGCCAAAATACTCAGCTACAGCTATCTCAGCCCCTACGCTTTCTGCATGCTGCGTTATCATTTCGTGATAATTAAGATTTTGACCATACAGCCTAAACCACGACTCGTCCATGACGACAGCGCGATCTAGTGCCGTACGGTGTGCGGTGATCTCTTGAGACCTATCTAAGATCACGCGATCAATCACTAGGCCCTGCACTCTGAGCACATCCATTGGATGACTTCACCGGCTGAGTCTCGGACTGTACGACCTCCTACGACTGATACCTTTTTGAGGCATACATCGCATGTATCGGATTGAGTAATAGTTACTGCGCCATCTGCATGGATAGTTGTGGCATAGCCATCTTTGATAAAAATTAGATCGCCCATTAGATTTGACTTTTCCATTGTCCGGATGAGGTCATGACGTGCCAATTTGGCGCGCATTGTGTTGCCTTTGTACGTTCAGTACAAAAGTAGCCGCCCCAATTCTTAGGCGACCCGGCAGCGGCTTGTTTCCATACCATTGTGCCATGGCCACAACGAGGAGGCGCACCTACTAACTCGGTGCCTAACTGGGGTGCTATCTCTGCGACAGCTGTAGTTAAAGCTGTTGTACCTGTGTCTTGAGCCGTTTTAATAGTAGTCCAAGGATCAGAGGTTGCAGGTAATACCTCAACGCGCTCCATATCTTGACGTGTTGGCCGTCCGGCAGGGCTCGGCGATAACAAACCGATAACTCTACCTATAGCAGAGGTTGAAGTATCCTCGACCAGCCATTTACGCATATTGGCCGTAAGACTAGCTACGTTGCCATAGGCATAATCAACAGCACTAGGCAATACATCCTCGTACTCTTTGTAAGCCTCAGCTCTGACCAGTACCCAGCCCGCTGTTAGGTCTTTATCCTCAATTACGGCAACCAATCTGCCGCTTGGGAACTCGCGATGAAAACGTGTAATCCTACTATTTACGTCCTCATAATTATCCAAGAAACTCATGCGCTTAGCTCCTTATCTTTAAGAGCTTGAGCAATAGCGCGACCACGTACATAACCCTCACCATGGCCATGCTTAAACCCAATCGAGTAGCCGACTGTCATAAACAAAAAGCCTAGAGCACACGCGCCTAAGCCTATCAATATATCTAAACTGTTCATCTTTCGCCCTTTGTTAAGGCCGATAAAGCTACTAACCGAGTAGCCCTCTCAGCGTTGTAACAAAAGTATGAGGGTAAGTACTGACAAATGGCAATACGACACGCCTATCGAGCTAAACGATCCTCGAGCAAAATTTCGTATATTTTATCGACCCGGGCTTCGATCCGCTCCACCCGGCCGTGCAGATTATGGCCACCATTACCATCCGGTTTTAACTCGCTGAGGTAGTACTTAACCATTTTACGGATAAGCCCAGCCCATAGCCCCAAAATAGTACAGCTGCCTACAGCTATACCAACTATGAGCTGAGCCTGTTCCATTACTTCTTTACGCCGAACTGACCCTCGGACGGTTGAAGCGCCTTAAGTAGTGGACCAATTAGCCCTGCAATAAAGGCGTTAGCCAATACCTTAGGGTCCGATATTCCGCTCATGTACAGCGCTGCCGCACTAGCGATTGCAGCTCTGCCGTAAGACTTAGCCGCCGCGATTGCTTGCTCTCTCATTGTGTTGCTCCTAAATGCCCCTTAGGATTTGTGTAACTCTAAACCTAAACTCTCAATTAAAGCCTTAGCCTTAGTCGGTGTCACCTCTACCTCAAAGTGCATGTCATCCGGCCTAGTCTTAAAATCGCCGCCAAATTTAAGGCCGTACTTTTTAGCCAAGGCCCGGATCATAGGT